GTGTTAGCTACTTCTAATGGGCTTAATACTACTCCTCTTTCAGTTGGTGAACCTTGCCCAATATCCAGTGATGGAATTACTCAACATTTCACAACAGTGGGAAGGGCTATGAGTTATCTAACATCAGATGTAAGAATAATTGAATCAGAAACCGAACCAAACGCTGTACAATTATATACAGCTAATTTTCTACAATCACCAGGTTCTGATTTTCCTACTCAACTAATTGGAGTTACTGATACTTCGTACACTTTTGACTGGAGTGGAACACAGTGGGATTTTAAAAAATCTGGATCTACCGTGGATAGTAATACTGGTGCAACTTTAACAAAAGGACCAAGTGATGCAAATGGTAGTTGGAACACAATTATTGTTTCAAACGAAAACGCAGGCTGGAATTATGGTAAAGGTACAGATCCAGGAAATACTTACATGACTTAATAAACAAATAAAAAATGACAACATATATAGTAATAAATTTAACTGACACAAACATTGTATTGTTTAGCCAAGTAAACGAAAACAGTGCACAAACAATGCGTAGAAACTTAGCAAATACTCAAGGATTATTATCTTTTCAAGTAGAGCCTAGTTTTATCACAGATGGATCTTTAACTCCTGTTAGTACACTTACTCATGAAGAAGCTTTAGCTTTAATGGCTACATCAGATTGGTCAGAGCCTATGCCAGAAGAGTAAAAAATTACTTATACAAGTAAATATATAAGTAACAGATAAATAAACAATTAAATCAAATCAAATGAAAATTAAAGAAGAAGAATTAAAGTTAATTCAAGAGCAACAAAAAAAGTTAAGTGAACTAATAAACAATATAGGAGTTTTAGAAACTCAAAAGCATGGTTTACTACACGAGATAGCTGGGATTAATAAAGAGATAGAAGAATACAAAGATGTTTTAGAAGCAGAATACGGAGCTATTAACATTAATGTTGAAGATGGCGAATATACTGTAATTGAAAAAGATGTCGAAGATAATAAGGAAGATTAGTATAGGCGCTGACTATAAGAATGAAGCTATGCATTATTCTGTTGGTCAAGAAGTTTATGGTGGTCACATAATTAACGATATAATTTTTAAAGAAGAAGATCAGTCTTACAACGTTTTTATAACTAAAAATAATGAGATACTTCCTTGGAAAAAGTTTAATCGTAATATGGCAGTGTCTTTAGAGTACGACTTGAAATATTAAATGAAAAGTCTATATAGTTTTATTGTTAAACCTTTTGAAGATAGGTATAACAATACTAAAAAAGTTAATGATAAAGAATTAATTATTAACTCTAGTATAGAAAACCATATTTTTGTAAGTAAAAAAGCAGTTGTAGTTTCTACTCCAGCTGCTTATACTACAGAAATAAAAGTTGGTGATGAAGTTTATATACATCATAATGTTTTTAGAAGATGGTATGATCAAAAAGGAAGAGAACGTAATAGTTCAACTTATTTTAAAGATAATTTTTATTTTGTCTCACCTGAGCAAATTTATATGTACAACTTAAAACCACATTTAGATTATTGCTTTATAAAACCAGTTTTAAATACCCATTTTTTAGAGAACAGAAAAGAACAACCTAATGTTGGTATAGTGAAATATACTAACAACACCTTAGAAGCGCTAGGAATAACACCTGGAACACTTATTACGTTTACCCCAAACTCTGAATTTGAGTTTATTATAGATGGTGAACGACTTTATTGTATGAAATCAAATGATATAGCTTTAACCCATGAATATAAAGGAAACGAAAAAGAAAATAATCCAAGCTGGGCAAAAAGCAGTTGAAGAATTAATTAAAGTAGCAAAAGAAAAGATTGTAGACTCAGACGACGACGTAAGCGCTGATAGATTAAAAAATGCTGCTGCAACAAAGAAATTAGCAATATTCGATGCTTTTGAAATATTAACTCGTATACAAATAGAGGAAGATATTTTAAATGAAAAACCTAAAGAAGTTAAAGATCAAAAAACTTTTAAAGGTTTTGCTGAAGGGAGAAGCAAATGACTTATCAACAAACGCTTTGGAAGGAAGTTAAAGATATTGTTAACCCTAAGATATTAAAGAAACAAAATCGTTTCAAAAAATGGGAGTATGGTTATAACTCTGATTATGATTTTATAGTAATAAGTAAAACTGGACAAATTGGACAAATCATTGAAATACAGAATCTCAGGATTGCTTTACCAGCAACAAATGAACCGTTTAAACGAAGCGAAGAAAAAGCGGAGCAAAGATGGGAAAAAGCAGATTACCCAAAAGAACTAAGTAGAATTAAATCAAGGTTTGACTGGGAAGATTATGACACTGAATTTAAAGAAAAGTGGTATGATTATATCGATAAAGAATTTACAAGAAGAGATCAAGGGTTTTGGTTTTATAATAAAGGTTTACCTACTTATATTACTGGTACTCATTACATGTACTTACAATGGTCAAAGATCGACGTTGGAGCACCAGATTACAGAGAAGCAAATAGATTATTCTTTATATTTTGGGAAGCATGCAAGGCAGATAACAGATGTTACGGGATGTGCTATCTTAAAAACAGAAGGTCTGGATTTTCATTTATGTCCTCAGCAGAGCTTGTTAATCAAGCGACGATATCCAGTGACTCCAGATTCGGTATATTATCTAAGTCTGGATCAGATGCTAAAAAAATGTTTACAGATAAAGTCGTGCCAATATCCGTTAACTATCCG